CCCTCAGGCGACTCACTCGTATGGATGTGCCCATGAATGTTGATCATTGGCTTGCCATCAAAGCGTCCCTCACTGAGGGTAGAAGGATGTACAGGGACGTGAGTCAGTAAACAGTTGAACTCTGGAAACATCCTCCACAGCATCGTCTTGGAGAAATGACCAACACCGACAAAGTGCTTAGGATCATCATGATTGCCAAAGATCAAACGCTTCTTGCCACGCAGACGAGGCATAGTCTTCGCAAGGAACTCTTCCTTGTTATGACCAAACAGAACATCGCCGAGATGGTAGACAGTATCACCATCACGAACAACATTGTTCCAACGCTCAATCATTGTCTCGTTCATATCCTCTACAGAAGAGAACGAACGACAAGGCTTGCCAAGACCATCCTTGAATGTCAGGATGCCGGCATGATTGAAATGCGTATCTGATATAACAAAAATGGTCACTTCTCGAATTCCTTTAGATGATCGTGCCACCACATCAGAAGCTCTAATGTGGCTTTAACACCCCTTGTACGGATTAATTCACCTAAAGTCAACTCTAATGTTTTATCGTATAAAAGCTGCTGATGAAGGTAGGATGCTTCTTCTGCCTTCTTATTCAGCTCTCTCATCCACCCATTCCTCCGATTGTACGTTCTGTACGTTCGTAGAGCTGAGTCCAATCCACACCGTAGGCAGGACATACCTCAATATACTTAGGGAGATTGTTCTGATCCCTTTCACCCAGACCAGTGCCTACCACAAACCAGGTGTCGGGAAACTGATCAACATATATCCTTTGAATAACCACAGCCTGCTTGTCACACTTATGAATCAGCCTTTCGATCTCTTCACGACACTTTAGCAGCATATCAGATACCTTATGAGGTTCTATCTCTTCTGGATTAAACATTCCTCCGTGTTGAAGGTAGTTGTTGATCTCATCAATTATTTTGTTCATTTTGCTGGCATCCTTGGCTTTCTGCCTCTACAAATCTCTTCCCAACGTTCGTTACTTTCTTTCATTCTCTTTTTAAATAAGAGATCTTTGTATACTGCTCGTACAGCAATCCAAACAAACAACCCTGCGAAACCATACAGAACTGACACAGGATATGCTAGCATTACTACCCATGCTACAATAATAAGAACAGTACACAGCAATACCTTACCGATAGCAATACCTAATAGCTTATAGTCCATCGTAGCCAACTCCGTGATGGATTTGTTTACCAGTACGCATCCTACCACGAATAATAGAACCTGTATAACCCACACCACTGTGAATTACAGATCCTAGGCCGTTTGCCTGATGAACATACTTTTTAAATAACAGTTTAAACAATTTATTCATTCCAGTTTCTTTCTAACCAGTTCTGATCATCTAGGAGCTCTACCTGATCAGGATATAACTTTTTCATACTTAGCCAAGTATCTACAGTAGACATTCTTAGGCCATAAGACTCCTTATGACAAGTGTAAACGCTACCACTGCTACCGCGAAAAACATAATAAGATCCATCTTCTGTCACCTCTTCGATTCCACTATTTAATCTCCAGCCAGTACCATTAAGATACCCACCAGACCACCCACCGAGTACTTTATAAAATGTTTCTTCCTTGTGAGTCATCTTGATTATCACCCAAGAGTCAGGATTGTAGTTGGTCATACAAACAGATCCTTAAACTTAGACTTCTTCTCTTCTGTCAATCGTTCGTTGGTCTTACTCTTATCGAAGACAGGACGATCATCTACAATGTCATCCTGAGCTTCCTGCTCACAATCATACAGTCTCATCTTAGCACGATCAATACCAACAACGAATCGCTTGTAGATCGTAGGATCATTATAACGATTCTTCAACTGCTTAATCATTATCTGATTGAGCTGCTCGAGGTCCTCTGTACTAATCAAAGCAAACATCAAGTCTGCGGTGGCTGGTAGTCCGAACGATTCTGAAGTATCGGTGAGCTCGACGTCAGAATTACCGTAGCCAGATCTGGTTGTTTGGGTTGCTGAGACAACTGGGACGTTGAACTCGACCGCAAGCCCACGAAGCTCCTCAGCGATCGCCTTGATGTACTGGTAAGAGTTAACATTAGCACCAGCCTTAATACGAGAGCTAGAACAAATATTGAGGTAATCGATGTAGATAACGTCAGGAACAAAATTACGTTTAATTCTGAGTTCATTGATCAAATGCCTAAAGTTAGCGGAGCCTGCAGTTGCTGTAGGATACTCCTTGATGATTAACTTACCAACAGTCTTATCCTTAACACGATTGATCTTCTTATCGTATACATCCTTAGGAAGTACAGACAGCTCATCAATCGTGACATTAAGAAGGTTGGCATCGATACGCTCAGCAATCTTCTCTTCTGACATTTCCATTGTAATGTACAGAACATTCTTGCCTTGCGTTAGATTATGAGAAGCACAATGGCACATAAACAGAGACTTACCAACACCCGTGCCGGCCAGCGCAATGTTAAGTGTCTTGCGGACAAGACCACCTTTTGTGATTTTATTAAGGAAATCGATGTCAAAGGGAAGGTGTTCCTCCCTGCGATGATAAAACTCATAGCGATTATCACTGTTGCCAAAATAATCATGACCGATAGAAACATCAAACGATACAGCAAGAGCGTCTGAGAGTAAACCTGGGATAGCTCCTGCACTGACCGTTCCCTTAGAGTCAATAATCTTGATCGAATCCATAATAGCATTGTAGATAGCCTTATCCTGACAGAACTTCTCTGTTGAGTCTACCAACCATTGAATGTCAGTATTCTCTACCTGCAGATCCTCGACGAGTCTTTTAGAATCCTTGAAGACAGTCTCAGACAAACCTTCCTTGTTAGTCAGTTCAATAAACAAAGCTTCCTTGGTGGGAGTGCTATTGTATTGCTGAACATACTCACTAATAAGTTTGTATACAGTCTTGTCATGTTGATTCTGAAAGTACTCGTCCTTGAGGAACGGCAGGACCTTTCTTGCGTACGCTTCATTGTACAGCAAGTGTGATATAATCGTCTTCTCAATCATTATTCATCCAATCAAAATGGCGGATCGTAATCACCTGTCCGGTGTTTAATTTCATCTACAATAAGAGACTTGATAACGCTTTCCCACGTGTGGTCAACGTCATCCTTATACTTCCATTCGATAGTAGCTTCTACCTTATCGAGATGCTCTCTCAATTGCTTGAGAGAGTTCTCTTTGAACATCTTAGGCTTATTCCTCTTCATGGACAAGAGTTCCGTTAACAAGAGAGTACTTGTTCTTGATCCAAGCTGCAAAGTCAGTATCAGAAAGAATCTTCTTCCATACATCCTTATTGTCTTCGATGTCAGTAGCTCGCATCTTCTGTCCTACCATCTCGCCTGTAGAGCGATCCACAAGCTGATACCAACCGTTAGAAGGCTTAACAACATAGCCGCCTTCAATTGCGAGATCCAATAGACCAGACCACTTCTTGATGCCACCTTCGTACGAGACTGTAATGGGGATCTTTGACTTTTCCTTGACATAGCGTGACTTCTCCACATTGATTATGAAGTGGTAACCATTGATTTCAGTACCATCCTTATCTTGCTGACGGCCAAGTATCCAAATAGTATCAGCAGAATAATAGATGCCTGTACCTCCGCCAACAATGTCTCGCGGATAGAGGCCGATTTCTTTATAGGTGTGATTAACGACAACAAGTGGGATATCCTTCAAAGTTAGATGTGGAGTGACCATGCGGAACAGAGACTTAAGAGACTTAGCACGAGACATGTCTGCAACAGACTTCTCGTTCATGGTATCTTCCACTTCCTTCTTCGATGCGAGATTACCAACAGAATCGATAACCATCACAACCTTATCATTACGACCAATCTCGTTCAACTGCTTCATAATATCAAACTTAAGCTGTTCGATGTCAGTGATAGGAGTATGAATGACACGATCCATATCAATGCCGAACGACTTAAAGTAACTCTGAGGAGTACCAAATTCAGAATCATAGAAAAGAAGAACGCTGTCAGGATACTGCTTCATGTAAGCACCAGCCATAAGGAGAGAAAAGGCTGACTTGAAGTGCTTGGAAGGACCAGCCATAACTGTAAGTCCTGGTGTTAGTCCTCCGTCGACAGAACCTGACAACGCTACGTTCACCATTGGAACGCTAGTAGTAATCATGTCCTTCTTTCCATATACCTTGGACTCAGTAAGGACAGACGTATCATCGATGGTAGAATTCTTAATCAAACGTGCAATAAGCGACATAGTATACCTTTCAGTTATCTAGAATAGCATTTAGCTTATAGATGAAGTCATCAATTTTCTTTACCCTATCAGGCCAATGAATGTTGGGCTTGTCAGGGTTCTTCTTAAGGTTATTGAGCAAAGGCATGATCATCTTGTACATCTTATCTGCCTTCTGTTGATCCTTTGTTAGCTGTTCTTGTACAGCATTCAGATCTGATTCGAGATCGTCTGTAAAGCTAAAGCCAAAGTCAAACTCTGTATCAATAGTGTCTTGTGTGGGAGTCTTAGCCATGTGTGTTCCTTACATAAAGAAACTATCCAGGCTGGCTTTCTTCTCTACACGCCACCCGATAGAATCTAGGATAGTTTTGATTGGTTCAACAAAAGATTTTTCAAACTGAGTGTCATAGTCAATGTACTGATCTAATCCTAGCTGACGAGGAAGATTGCCTGAACAGGCAAATACATTCTCACGAATAGGATTTGGTAGCTTCATGTAACAGAACTTGATCTTATCACCATCTTGAATCTGAGGGTAACGTTGATCTAGCTTCTTCTGCTTCAATAGCCAATTATATAGGAGAGCACCACGAACGTGAATGGGAACACTCTTGCCTCCAAGCTCATAGAATACCTTCTTCATGTTCTGTATACCATTAACGGGATTACCATCGGGCACTTGATGAGAAAGCTTGCATCCACGAGGGAAAGCCACATCTTCAAACGGAAGGGTAGCAAACTCTTTGCGGAACTTCTGGATGAATGCAATCGTAGCATCTTCTGTTTCATTCATAATAACAGCGATGCACTTCTTAATGTTGTTACGAC